ATTATTTTGAATAAATAAATAAAATAAAAAAAATAAATAAAATAATAAATAAATAAATTATTGATTAACAAAAATATATTCTTGACTGACAGATGGAGAATGTAAAAGACGTCTAGCGAATTCTTTTTTCTCATTAATACTTTTAGGTTTGCCAGTATAAAAATCATTAATAATAATAGAACGTATTAAATCAACATTAAGGGGAGATTGTAAAACTTGAATCATAGCTTTTTTTAATACATATAAAAAGGAGTTGTCTTTAATTTGTAATCCAGAATCAGTAGAGAAAAGGAAATCATTATTCTTTTTATTAAATATATTAAAATATTGAGTTAATAGTTCTTTTAGTTCATCAGTAATATTAAAATGTTGTTTTCCATAAGTTTTACTAGTTTTATAATTTTGCATAATTATTTCTATAGGATTCATATTTTTATCGACAATAATATAATTAAAATTTTTATCTAGATTTTTATATGAATTAGATATTTTAAAAGAATATAAATTATTTCTAGGTATTAAATTATTTTTAAAATAAAACGCCACAATTAATTTATCCATTAAATCAGAAGGAGTTCTTACATTAAAATTATTATATCTATTATTTATTTCACTCATTGATAATAATTTTTGAATATCTTTATCTGATAATTTATTATCTTGTCTATTTTTATATTCTAATTCTGATTTATTAATTAATTCATTTTTGTATTGTGAAATAATTTTTTTATCAACGTTTAAAAGTTCTAATATATTTATAATAGGAGAATAATAATCTTTAACATTTTTTAAATCTGAATTATTAAAAGCATTTATTACTTTTTTTGGATTTAATAAAAATTGATAATTTTTATAATCCTTTCCCGTTGTTAAATTTGAAGCTTTATTTAATTTTGATATATATCCCCTTATTGATGTTTCTGATAATGAATACCCCGCTGGAGTTTTTGCATTTGATAATAATTTTCTAACTTCTAATATATTCATATAGTATTATAATATTAATATATATTAAAAAAATAATATATATTAAACAAAAAAATAATAATAATTAATATGTTAATTAATTAATAATATCATATTCATCATATTCTTCAGATTCTGAATCTGAATTTTTATCTGATTTTATTATTCTTTCTATTTTCTCTTTAATTCCACATAGTCCCCTTGATGATTTATTTCTATAAACTTTAGCACCATATGACAATAATAAATTTTTACTTTTTTGAGAAGAGAAAGGAATTTTATTATCTTGAAATATTTCATCTAATCTTTTATTTGTTATAAAATCCGATTTATTATCTGTAAATATAAATATATTTGATAATTTTGTATAATCATCTTCTTCTTTTATTTCTTCTAATTGTTTTTTTAATTCTAATGGATATTTACAAGGATTATTATATGAATCTATTAATATTTGAATAAATGCATTAATATAATTATCTTGTTTAATATATTCTTTTACTTTGTCATCTGCATCATAATAATAATATGATGGGATTTTAGTTTCTGTCAATTCTTGTTCTTTTGTTAAAAATTTTGATTTCATTTGAAATTCTTCACAAAATTCTTTTGTATCCATTGGAGTAATTTCTGGCATATCATTACAACAAATCATTAATGATGCTTGTATTTTAAATTGATATTCATTCTCGTGATTCTTTCTCGCTTCTATACTATCGCCACCACTACAAAATTTTTTAATCATATTACCATCCACTTTATCACAATTTTTTTTACTTTTATTAATTGTTATTTCTTGCGTAAATGCTAACCGTGTAAATTGATAATCAATCATCCAAGACAATCTTTTTGCTTCATCTTGAGAATTATCTTTAAATATAAAATTTCCACTATTTGTAATTTTAACATATTTCTCAAATGCATTTTCTAATAATAATGTTATAACACCCTTTCCGCTATTTCTTAATCCTTCTAATAATATCCATTTTTTATCCTCTATATGTCCTGCAAGAATACGAGATAATCTATATATAAAATATTCTAATAATTCTAATCTTGATTTATCTTCATCTTTATTTTTTATTGAAAATATTGGATATAATATATTATTATATAAATTGTCATAATCTTTTTTTGCTACTATTGGATTATATTCTCTATCTATTTTTATCGGTGTTCTATTATATTTACCTTCTATGAATTTTTTTTCTTTAAAATTATAATATCCATTTTTAAAATATATTCTATTCTTTGTTTCATTCCATATATTAATCATGAATTTATTATCTTTACTTGCTTTTGCTTTTACTGAATATACTAACTCTTTTATTTTTTGTGGTATAGTTGATACTTTTATTATTTTGTCTTCTCCTTTTTCTGTTCTTTCTATACAATTATAATCCTGTTTTGAAATTAAACAATATAAATCTCTATCAATCTCTTTTTCATTACTTTCTATCTTTTCATCATTTAATAATATTATACCTGTTTCAGTTCTTATTAATTTATCTTTTAATAATGATTTTAATATATATGTTGATACTTCTTCTATATCTGAACCTAAAAAATAATCTTTCTCCTCAACTTCCATTTCATCTAAATATTTTTTTAATTCTGTATTATGTGGTTTTATTGTCCATTCTATATTATCTTCTTTAAAATGTTTGTTTAATCCTTTTATTAATGATTGTTCATCTATCTTCTCTCCTTTACTATTTTTTATATATACTTGACAACCATCATAAAATCTAGAATGAATTATTATATCTTTTGATTTTATATATTTTTCCGCTTTTTTTAAATATTCATTTTCATATTTACATAATAATAAATTAACCATTTTTCCTTTTTGATTCCAAGATTCATTTTTTACATATTTATAATAATCATTTTTATATATTGAAAATAAAGTTGATAATATATTTTTCATCTCTTTGTCAAAATTTATAAATTTTTCGGGTTTTGGTTTGATCTTTTTCCCTCCTATTTGATGGGTTAACTCATCCTTATTTATCATAATTAATAGGATAGCCTTTGCTGTGAATTTATCTATATTGTAAGTTGTCATTAATTCAGATATCCATTCATCTCTATGATTTATATAATCTTCTAAATATTTACATTCAATAGAATGTAATTTGCATAAATTACGTAATATATTCGGATGGGCATTTTTCATGTCTAAATCTATCGTTATCCCATCGCATAATAAACCCCTAAAACCATTAAATATTCTTTGTACTGATGATGTTTTTGATTGTAATCTTCCAAAATCTTTTCCATCTGTAAATCCATATTTTACAGTTAATTTATTATCTGATGCAATTAAATCTTTACAATAATTTTTTAACTTTGTAAATTCACTTTTCATGTCTGTCTCTTTGCCTTCATCATCTCTTTTATTAGAACATTTTTTATATAATAATGTATATTGTGAGAGTATAAGGGCGTTTAATTTTTTTGTTACATCAATATTTGTCGTTTCTGTTAATTCCATCATATTATATATATATATATATATTTATACTATAAAAAATATTTCTTATATATATTTTTATATTTTTTATACTTAAAAAAAAAATAATTACTAAAAAAAATATAAACCTACTTAAAAGAATAACACTATAATATATTATAATAAGTTTATATGATTTATAATAATATGACTAAATATTTTAAAAGTGATAATGAAGAATATTATTTATTAAATGGAAAGAAAGAAGGAATATATAAAATATATTATGATAATTCAAAATGTGAATGTTATTATATTAATGGAAAAAAAAATGGATTTTATTTTGAGTATAATAATGATGGATTATTAATGAATAAATGTTTTTTTAAAAATGGTTTATTAGAAGGTAATGATATTCATTATTATAATGATGGAAAAATAGAATCAATATACACTTATAAAAATGGTAAATTATTCGGTGAATTTAAACAATATTATGATAATGGACAATTACGTGTTTCTTCTAATTATATTAATGGAAATATTGATGGCGAATATATTGACTATTTTGAAAATGGAGAAATTGATACTAAATGTTTTTATAATAATGGTGAAATAAAAAAATAAATAAATAAAATAAAAAAAAATAAAAACTACTTAAAATTATATTTATATATATATATATATTAATATATAAGTTAATATATATTTTTAATATGACTAAATATTTTAAAAGTGATAATGAAGAATATTATTTATTTAATGGAAAAAAAGAAGGAACATATAAATTATATTATCAGAATTCAATATGTGAAATTAAAAATTATAGTAATGGAATTTTAAATGGTATGTGTTATGAATATTTTTCTAATGGATTATTACAATCACAATATAATTATAATAATGGTAAATTAAACGGAGAATATAAATTATATTATGATGATGGACAAATATATGAAATTTATAATTATTGTGATAATGTTATAAAAGGAACTTATAAAATATTTAATAGAGATGGATTATTAGTTATTGAAAGATTTTATTTCTCTGATAAAATATTTTTAGATTCTGATGGTGAATTATATTTTATTGATAATTAATAGAGATAAATTATATATATATATTATATATATATATTATAATGAATTGTATCTGTAATCAAAATTATCCATATTTTAAACTAACTTGTCATTTATGTAAAAAAAATTATATATTAAAAGATATGATTAAAAATGATATTTCAGATGATGAAGTTAAACTTGATGAATTAAAAAAAAAATATAATGATTTATTAGTTGAAAAAACCTCTTTAAAAATTGAAATTGAAGAATTAGAATATATTATTCAAAATAAAAAAAATGATAAAATAATAAATAAAAAAAATGATAAAATAATAAATATAAATTATCCATAATAAAAAAAAAAATAAGATACAAGAACCATAATAACCTATTTATTTATTTATAGAATGGAAGGGAACAATAGGTTTTTATACTTCCTATATTATTATTATAGATATTTTATATTTATTATTTTTATTATTTTTATTATTTTTATATAAATAATTATTATATATGACTGATAAAACAATTTATTGTGGTATTGAACCTCTTAAAAAAAATCAAGTTAGGGGAACCGCTAAGCAATGTGGGCAAATAAAACAAATTAGATATTATGGACTTAATAAAGTTAGTCAAGAAGTAGCAGATGAAAATAGAGGATTACCTGCTAATATTGAAAAGCGTCTTTCTAATTTAACAAAAAAAAGGGGAGGCTTACGAGGAAAAATAATGAAAATAAATGATGAAATAGAAGATTATAAAAATGAAAGGGATTATTTAAAAAATAAAACTTATCAAAATGCCGTAAAAAAATTACAAACAGAAATTAAAAAATTAAAAAAAGATTTAGAAAAAGTTAATCTAAAAATTAAAGAAATAACTAAAAAATAATATAAAATTATTATATTATATTATATTATATTATATTATGAGTCCACCATTTTCTGAAGATGTATATAATATTATTGAACTTCAATTCGGTTTAATGCTTCGTAATAAACCCTTAGGTCTAGATAATCTATTATCTACTACATCTGAATTATATAAATATTTTCATAATGGATGTAAAGATATTAAATCTAATACTACTAATACTATTCTATTCTTAAAAATGTATTGTCAAAAAAAAGAAAAAAAAGAATTAGAGGAACAAATAGATGTTTTAATTCCTGAATTTTTAAAATTATTTGTTAATGCATCTTATGGATTTTCTAAATTAGAATATCCTAAACCTGTACCAGTAAAAAAAAGATGTCTCTCGTTTTTATGTCTTTCTAAATAATAAATTATATAAAAATATTTTTTTCTAAATATATTATGACAGAATAGTATAATTAATAATACACTTCTGTAATTTTTTCTAGATAAAATTTATAGAAGAGATATGAGTTTAAATCTCTTTTCTGTCACATTTTTTTTATTTTATTATTTTGATGTTTCTTTTATTATATATATAATATATTTAAATTTCTTATTTTGATGTTTCTTTTATTATTAGATCTTTTTCAAGTTGATTATCTTCTAATGATATAAATGTTAAAATTGTTACTAAATAATCTGGATCTTGTTTTTGTCCTATCATTAATTTTTTATATTGTTCTATATCTAAATATCTAAATCTTATCCTAATACTTGAATGTTTACCGCATGTATTAATCCCCGTTTTTAATTTTTGAAATCTATATGTATTATATATTACGTTATATCCTTTTTCTTGTGCTGATTTATAAAATTTATCTAATAAATTATATTTTGTCCATGTAGGGTCCTCAGTATATTCTAATTCTTCATTCCAACTAAATCCATAAGGATCAAAATGTTCTATTGTGTTTGTTTTTGGATGATATAATATAGCAATCCAATGTCCATCACTACTTGATTTTACAGGAAATAAAACTAAACATGCATTATTCTCTCCTATCACTTCTCTAATATGTTCAAATTTTTGTAAATCTTTATATAAATGAATAGGCGCTTTTCCATTTGTTGTAATTTGAACTTGTTGTCCTGTCAAATCTTGAGTATAGATTTTTTTTATAATATTATCCATTATAATATTATAATATAAATTATAAATTATATTATGATATATTATAATGAGTTTATCTCTATATAATTCTACTACTATTCCTCTCGCATCTAATGAAATTTTTATTGGTTTGCAATATGATAATATTCTTGATTTTGCTGAAATTAATTTGTCTATAAAATGCGATAAAGGTTATACAATGACTTATATTTATTCTCAAGATAAATTATCAGTTGATTATGAAGTTGTTCAAATTATTCCATATAATGCCGATACTCAATTTTATACTGTTGATGTTAAAGACAGATATTTTAAACTTAAAATTCAAGCAACAGATGGAAAAATGAATATTTTAAATGTTCAAACTATTTATAAATCCGTTCCTACATATGCTAGCAGTGGTGGTACTGTTGATGCTAATATTACTAATTCTCTTTTAGATGTTTCAGACGCTGATACTCATACAAAACTTGATTCTATTGTTACTGGATTACAGAATAATAATAAAGGTTCTGTTCCTTTATGGGTTGTTACTCAAACCGGTGTTAATGGTGTATCTACAGGTGTTAATTTATCTACTATTAATCAATCTAATCTTACTTTTTATGGTTATGTTGATAATACAACTAATATTATAGTTCAATTTAGTTATGATGGTAATTCTTATTATGATTCTCAATATTCATATAGTCAAACTGGTGCCGGTGATATAGGATTTAATATTTTATCATCTCCTAATTATGTTAGATTAAAATCTTCTAATGATGTTCTCGCTACTGTATTTTTAAATTATAATTAAATAAAGTTATTAATATTATATTATTAATAACTTATATATTAAACAACTTGAGTTATTGTTATTCCATATGCTGAATTAGTATCTATAGAAATAGTATGAGTTGTAATAGATGCCAATATTGTATAATTTAATGTTGTTGAATTTGGAGTTGTAAAATTGAATTGTCCCGTAATTGTTTGACTGCCCGATGGAACATTAAATTTATATGTTTGTAATGTAGATAAATCATTATCGTTTCTTAGTGTTATAGTTAATATATCAGAACCACCTGATACATCTATATTAAATGAATAGTTTATAACTGTTGTTTTACTTGCATATATTATTTCTCCAACTTTTGTATATAAATTTATTGTTCCTGCTGATAATGGTGTTAATTGATTTCCTGATGATGAATTCACAAAATGAATTAATGTTTTGGGGATTTCTTTCCATAATAGACCAGATATTCCATTTGTTAATAATACATTATTTGTTAAACTACTTGATGAACTACCAGATATATTAATATATGATTGATTAGGAAATAATAAAGTTCCAGATGTTGACAGATTTATATTTTTTGTGTTTATTTCTCCTCCTGTAATATCTAATTGTGGTATATTTAAATTATTTGTTGTAACTCCAATCTTTGTATAATTAGAACCTGTTAAATTTAATCCTGAACAATTATTAAATATTACTTGTAATGGAGATGCCTGAGAACATGTAATAGAACCTCCTTCAAATGAACAATTTATAAAATATACAACACTCGCGAAAGTATTTGAAATAGTCACATTAGAATATTGACTAAATTGACAGTTTGTAAATGTCATATATTGTGTAGAATTTTTACCTATTGTTATATTTTGCGGAGAACCAACAGTTCCACTAAATATACAATTATTTATTAGATGACGACCAACACCATATATTTCAATAGGACTACCTTTAATCTGTAAGTTATTTAATCTTATTAATTCACTTGTCCCTGTTATTGTTAAACCATTTAATATTTCGCATATTGTACCATTATTACTAGTTGGACTTATAAGAGATATATTATATTTATTAGCTATTGTGACTGCCTGACCATAAGAACCCGATGATATAAATATAGTGCATCCTGCTGTTGCATTTTCTACACCTGATTGTATAGTACTAATATTATCATTTACATATAATGAATTAGATGTTAATTGAATATTTGGATTTCCAATAGTTGATAAATTACCAGATAATTCTTGTAATCCATTTGATATATTTAAACCACTTATATTTACACCATCATTTGAATATAATATTTGATTTGAATTTATATTTAAATTATCTATATTTACTTTTCCAAGATATAAACCATTTATATTATTTGTTAGACTAACCGAACCAACTAATGACATTATATATTATAATATTATATTTTAATAGTTTATATTATTATATAATGGATATTGAATATATTAATCTCATTATAGGAATTACTGCTTTAATGACTAGTTTTTTTAGTTATCTACGCCATTCTAGTTGTTGTTATGGTATGTTAGATATTGATATGAAAAAAACACCACCTGTCACACCTTCGGAATCCGTTCCCTTAATCAAATCAACTCAACCTATTAATATTCCTGAAATTGAAAAACCTAAAATAAAAAACTGGTTATAATATATATATGTCTAAAAATATTAAACATAGTGCTTATAGAAGTATGAAACTCGCCTCTGAAGGTAAAACTAAACCCACTACAAAAAGTAATAAGGGGGACCTCCAGAGATGGGGGGATGAGTTATGGTTGAACCTCAACGCTTTAATTTATTTGGGTATTGAATTACCATGTGGAAAAAAATATAAAGGACAAAAAGAACCAACAGTTTGTAGACCGAAAAAAAAAATATCATCTAAAACTCCAACACCACTCGCAAAGGATCTAACAAAAGCCCAGATTGAAAAAGCCATAGAAATAAAAAAAAAAGGAGGTAGAATTCAATGGTCTAAATTATAAAAATGACAAGTTAGAAATTTTTAAAAATCTTCATCAGAATCTATTTTTAATGAATTTCTAATCATTTTACTTACTTTTTTTTCATAATCCATATCTTCTTCACATACTGTAAGGGGGTCATTATCTTCTGTTATATTTTCAGTTGCATCTTTTATTAATCTATTTCTAACATATGGAGGTTTAGGATTATTTTTCCTATGTTCATTCTGAAAATGTTTCTCCGTTTGGATATGCTTTGACCAATTATATCTAGTTACAAGTATATCACATATATCACATTTTTTCTTTTCTTTATATTTCTCTTTTAAATTTTTTTCTACATAATATTTTTTATGATATTCTTTTAATTCTTCTTTTGTCATTGCTATACTTTTCCCGCCATTTATATGCTTCTTAGATTTACAATGAGACTTCATATTAGGAGTATTAATATTACAAGTTTCACAAAAAACCATATTATATATTATTATATTATAAAAAAATTAAATATACTTTAAAACACTTTATTATTATTTTTTTAATTATTTTATCATTTATATCTACTTTTTATATTTATTAATATTTATTATTTCTTATATTGTTTTATTTATTAATTTTTAAATATATTATTAATAAAATAAAGGATATAATAAAGGATATAATAAAGGATATATAAATAATAAATTATAAAAAAGGATACATAGATAATAATTAATAAACTGATGACAACTGATGACAAAGGTGACACTTTGGTGACACTTTGGTGACACTTTTGTCATCTTTTTTGTCACCCTATAAAAAGGATATATGTATCCTATTATAATGTATTTTTAATATATATTTATTTTTAAGTTGTCATCTTAAAAAAGGATATATAGATATTAATTATATAAAAATCGATGACAAAGGTGACACTTTTTTTAGGAAATTTTTAAAAAAATTTTGAAAAAAATGTTTTTTTTAAAATTTCAAATTTCCTATATAGAAGAATATATAAAAAACTTGTCACCTGTCATTTTGTCACCTTTTATATAATATTTAGGTTATATAATCACTTTTTATTGATGACAACATAAAATTAATATATAAAATTTCTGTCATCGGTGACAACTTTGTCACCAATCAATTTTTAATATATTTTATTATACATATATCCTTTTTTATAAAATTATTATAAAAATGACTAAAAATAAATTTTATAAAATTAAAAAAAATAAAATATTTTAAGTATTATTTAAGTATAAAATATATATTGAAGTAATGTAAATTAGTATATATTATGTGTTATAGTAATGTAAATTAGTATATATTATATATTATAGTAATAAAGAATAGTATATATTATTAATAATAGTAAAATTTATTAATAATAGTAAATTTTTTTATAAACAAAAAAATCCTATTTTGTCGGATAATTCACCATTAATATAATAACACATTATATTTAATTGTCCATTTTCAAAAGATTTAAATTCACCGTCTAAAGTACCATTTTTATAATTTGATATTGTATCAATTTGTCCTCCTTCATTAAATTCTTTATGTTCTCCATTTATTTTTCCAATATTATGATTAGTTATAATTTGTATCTCTCCATCTTCAAAATAAGATATATATTCTCCATTTAATTTTCCATCTTTATAATTACATATTGTGTTTAATTGTCCATTTGAATAATAAGATCTAAATTCTCCTTCCTTATTTCCATCTTTATAATTAAATATTGATTCTAATTGTCCATCATAATAATATTCTTTTCGTACTCCATTTTCTAATCCATTTTTCCAATTGGATATTACTTGTATATTTCCATCATAATAATGAATATTTAAACCTTCTAATTTACCATTTTTAAAATATTTTTTTTCTAATAATGAACCATCAGAATCATATCTTAAATATTTACCTTCTAATTTATTATTTACAAAATAGCATATAGTATGTAATATTCCATTATCATAATATGTTTTGCTTATACCTTCCCTTTTTTCATTTAACATAGTATAATATTCTATAATATCATCATCATAATCATCACTAAATTTATGAACTAATAAACCATTCTTTTTCATATATATATATAATAAATAAAGAAAAATATTTCTTTAAGTATATTATTTTTTTTTATAATTATATTAAACTAATTATATTAAACTAATTATATTAAATTATTTTAACAGCATTTTCTGTAATGATAGTAGTTGGAAAACTTCTTTTTATAACGGCCCATCTGCTAGGGACATCACGTAAATATTCTAAATTATCTTTTGTAAATCCATAATATCTTTTACATAAATTAGATATAGCGGAAAAATTAGACTTAGGAAAAACAACTACTTCATCTGATTCATTTAATATAACTTTAGTTCTATCATTAGCAAGTATAACGTGATGAACAGCGATAGTAGTAATATTTGTAGGAGCCCTACCTATTTCATAACATTGGTCCCTAAATATTCTAACTGCATTATTTAAACGTTTATCTGTAATAGATTCAATATCATCAAAACAACAAATAGAATCTTTAAATTCAGAAACATCAAGCGGGTCTCTTAATAAACTATCATCTAATTTAACATAATGAAGATTCTTAATTTTTTTAAATGCAGGATCATCTAATTTTGGCGAGAATATATATATACTATTATTTTTATAATATTCTAAATACTTTCTAAAAAAATTACTAATCCATGTTGATTTACCTACACCAGCAGGACCAAATACAGCGATACGACTACTTTCTTGCATAGGTACAACCTCTATTTTTTCATTAACTCCATCAACTTCTAAATATTTTTTTTGTAATTTTATTAAATCTTCTTGTGCAGTTGTATATAATGCTTGTAAATTAAGATTATCCATAAGTAAATTTTTATTATTAGTATCAATTGCTTTTTTTATAAGTAAAGTATGATTGGGTGATAATTTTTTATAAAAAGATTTAGGTAATAGATTTGATTTATTATTATGAACTACCTCAGATTTTTCATTTTCATTGTCTAAAACATACACGACTTTCTTTTCTTTTTTCTTTTTTTTATTAACAATTTCACAGATTCTTTGTCCAAACTTAAAAGAAATCATTATATATTATATATATATATAAATTAAAATTATATTATATTACAAAATTAATATTATAAATTTATTATATAATGCCGTATGAATTACAAAAAGTTAAAAATGGTTATTATATTGTTTCAACAGAAACAGGAATGAGACATTCAAAAAAACCATTATCAAAAGCAAAAGCAGAAGCACAATTAAGAATTTTATTAAAAAAACATAAAGAAGAAATAGAAGAAGGAAATGATATAATATATCCAGTATCATCTAAACAAGCAGTTGTAAAAGTATATGATGCAGTAAGACAAGCAAAACAAGAAAAAGAATTGAGAAGAATAGCAAAAGGTATAGACCCAGAGAATGAAACTGAAGAATATTTAAAAATTCAAAAAAAACATAATACTATTAATAAAATGTTAAATAATCCTGAATTTATGAAACATTTATATAATGTAGATCCTTTAGCACATTTTAAACTTACAACAATGTCAGATGAAGAAATAACAGGAGGAGGGATATTTGATTTTATAAAATCTGCATCGCAAAAAGTAAAAGATTTAGCCCAAAATGTGGGGAAAAGGGTTGTAGGAACAATTTTCGGAAGAGAAGATTATCCACCACAAGAAAGAAATATAATATCAACATATGGTAATATGCCTATAAAAAAAATATGTTTATATAGGGAACCATTACAGCGATTAGTTCAATTAGGCGCGGATTTAATATCAAAAGGACAAGCAACACAACTAAAGAAAAAATATGGATTTGATGAATTATATCATTTATATATGGTTATATCAGTTGAAGAGTCTAGAGATAAATATATTCCTATTCGTCTAGAAAAAAATGAAGTTATTAATATGGAAGTAAATCCAAATATAAAACCTGATGCAGAAAAATTAGAGTTATTAATATCCCCAAAGTTTAATTATACATTAAAGCAATTTTTAGACAATACACGAAATGCTATGGGTTCTAAATTTTTCCCTTATGACCCATTTAATAATAATTGTCAAGTATTTATATCATCATTAATATCATCTAATCCACCATTAGAACAAGATAATCCAAATGCACATAGGTTTGTAATGCAAGATGTGGGTGGAATTGAAACAGAAATGAATCCAGTAACAAAATCAATATTTAGGGGAACTACAGGATTAGCAAGTAGATTAAATGTTTTATTTAAAGGATATGGATTTAATTAGTTTATTATTTAATTAGTTTATTATTTAATTAGTTTATTATTTAATTAGTTTATTATTTAATTAGTTTATTATTTAATTAGTTTATAAAAATAATATAATATTTGTATATATTATATTATGGATTACGCAAAATTATTAATGAAAACAGCAGATAGAAATGCATACAGAGAATCCCCATTAAAAACACTTATGACAATAAATGATTTAAAAACAAAAATAAATAAAGAAGGAAGAGTTAATATAATTCGTAAAGAACCTTATCAAAATCAAATTGAAACATTTTTGACTAAGGAAGAATTAGAAAGAAAAATAAATGAAGGGGCTTCTAGATATAAATCGGCTATTCAAAATGAATATAATACTTTATTTTTATCAGAATTAAAAAATAAAGATGAAGATGAATTTATTAAAGAATCAAGAAAACAACAACAAATAGATAAAGTATTAAATGACCCTTCACAAGTAGAATATATTAATAAAGTTGACCCTTTAGGATTAGCAAAATTAAGAGAACAAAAACAAAAAACAAGACCAGATTTTGAAAGAGAAAAAAAAGAAGCAGAGAAATATGTAGAATTAAGAAAAAAAGATAAAAACAAAGCAATATTACAATTTTCTGAAACTGATAATCCTCTTATTAAATTACTTGCATCTCATCCAGATGACGAAGAAATAAAAAAAACTATATCTGATGAATTGAAAGAAAAACTTGTAGAACAACAACAAGAATTAGAAGGTGAACCTATTCCACTTGAAGATTTATATGAAGAAGTAAAACAAAATTTAGGACGAGATTTAACAGAAGAAGAGAGAAAAGAAGTAAGGGGCGAAAGAATGAGGGAAATACAAGCCCAAAGAAGATATATGGTATATAATAGATTAGAAGATATGTATACCGATTTATTAAGAAATAATTTTGATGTGAAAAAAACAATAGGAACTTTAAATGACCAATATGAAAAACATAAAAATAGATATGGAGAAGAACCAAACGCAATGGAAAAACAAGAAATAAAAAAAGAATATAATCAAAAAGTAAGAGATATTAAATTAGCAAAACAAGAATATGAATTAATGCCTGAAGAAACAAGAGAACTATATAAACAACAATTTTTAAGAAGAGAACAACAATATTTAAAAGAACTATATGAAAAACAAACAGGAACACAAAAACAAATGGAAACACGAACACGAACAGAAATAGAAAAAACAGAAGATAATAATGCGTCTAAAGTCTTAGCAGATGCTTTAATAAATGCGAATCAAGAAGGATTAGTTCAAGGACTTACTGGTCTTACTCAATTTATACCAGCCACACAACCAGTAAAAGAAGTACAACCACAACCAGTACCAGAACCACAACCACAACCACAACCAGTACAAGAAGTACAACCAGAACCACAACCAGAACCACAACCAGTACATACAAAAATATATAGTGGAGAGGATGAATTGTTAGAAGAAGAAGAAGAAGAAGAACAACAAAATCAACCAGGTTTTATTAGTAATATTACTAATATGTTTAGAAAATTAGGAGACAAAATATTTTCAAAAAAATCAGAAGAAGAAACAAAATTGGAAAATGAGTTAAAGGAAGATTTACAAAAAATTGAAGAACAATTTAATCAAGCATTAACAGACCTTGAAAAAAAACAAGAGTCTAAAATAGCCAGAGAAACTAAAAGAAATGAGGGAATTAGTAAAGAAGTAGAAATATTAGCAGAAAAAAGACCAAATTCAAGAGAACATAAAAAAAAAATGGATGAATATAAACAAAGTGTTCAAAATTACGAAACTGTAAAAAATAGAGTAGATGAAACATATGTTAATAATTTAAAACATTTAAAAGATACTAGAGAAAGATTAACGAATGAAAGATTACAAAAACATGAAGCAGATAAACAAAAATTATATAAAACTCATGATAAAAATGTAAAAAATGCAAGTGCATCAGGATTTAAAAAATTAAAATTAAAACCATTATCTTCATTCCCTAAACATATAAGAGATAGACATATTAAAAATGCAATAAATAAATATATAAAAAAAACACCAAATCAAAATGAATACAATAGAGAACAAGCATATAAACTTATACAAAAAACATTAAAAAAATGATTAGTTTATTAATTTATTAATAATGTTTTATAATATAATAATAATCTATTATTATATTATAATGTCTAGAAATTTTACAACAGACGTAGATACACAAAGGGAATATTTTAATGCACAATATAATAATAATTCGGGACTTACACAAATAGCAAGATATGAAGCAGATTTATTAAAACCGTTTTTTAATGACCCTGATAAATGGAAACTAGCAATTAATAGGATGAGAATACCATTGGCAGGAATTCCATTAACAAAAAATAATATCCCATTTGAACAATGGCAAGTAGGAATGGAATATCGTAATAATGGCGGAACTAGTATTGTTGATGACTTTGAATATGTTCCACAATTTAATCAAAAATTAGGTTTTTTATCATCTATTATTACAACTAAAGATAATTTAAATAATGTATCATTATTAGAGGGACAACCTATAAAAGGATTATATGTTGATGATGTTAGTCAAGCATTGGCTAGCGGAACCCTACTTATAACAGGAAATTCTACTTATGTAGCTACAGCAGTTCCATCTTCACAAGTTGTGACTGTATATAGATTTTCAAAAGTATTTATATTAACACAAACAATAAATACAACATATCCCGTATTAGCAATTAATATGGATATACAAACAAATAATTTATATATTTGTGAAAATAATCCTGCGGGTGTTGTTACATATGTTGCATCATATTCTAATAATTCATGGAATCTAGTAGAGTCAGGAGGATATGAGACATTAGATAATACTCTTACTGTATTAGGTATACAATATATTAATGGATATTTTTATTTAGGAGCAACAAATAATCTAATATATCAATGGAGTGGCGGAGGTTCAAGTAGTTTAAAATATTCATATAGTGATCAATTTATACTTTCAGTATTAGGACAAAATAATAATAAATTACTTGCAGGTTATATTCCTATAAAAAATCCAATACCGACAGATATAATATATGCAAATAATAATAATGATAATAATAATGTTTATCAATTACCAACATATGGACCAACCATAAAAAAAACTTATGGAACGGATATAATTTCTCAGACCGCCGTAAGATTTCCAGACATATCAGGAAATGCAACAATATACGGTATTGGATTAGATACACATTTACATAAACAACCATATCCACCTAATGATTCACTTTGGACACTTGCCAACACTACGATAGCAATGAAAAATTTATTTATAGATGATACAACTAATCAAGTATATGGAATAGCCCAAACAACAGGAGATTTATATGGTTTGAACTGGAATGGAAAAACTGATGATTCATGGATTAAATTAATCCCGTCATATAATGCGAGTGCCGTTTCTATGGCATATGATAGAAATACAAAACAATTAATATCAACGGCATCAGATGGAAGTTTTACAAATTCAAATACTATTTTTTACCCTAGGGTATTTTTTACAACCGCAGGATCTGGATTACAAAAAGTAGGAGTAAAAAATAATTATTCAAATCCATCAACATATACTTTTGAAGCAGAACAACAAATCAATCAAAATATATCAGTATATCAATCTTTAAATTATACACCAATGACAACAGATGGAAATAATATATATGTATCAGATCCAGCGGGATTAAATGTTATAATAGTTAATTCTAATGATTTACAACAATCATCCTCTTTTAATGTTCCAGGAAGTCAAGGGGCATTAGGATTAAATTATGGAAGTAAATCAGGTAAATTATATATATCATCTTTATATTTAAATCCAAGTACATCATTATATGAAAATTGTATATATATATGTGATGTTAATGGACTTTTCCAATCACTTATTACAACAACAATAGTAGGTGATTCTTATCCTTGTGCTTGTGCAGAAATTACTGATGGAAATATATTAAACACATATTTAGCAACTGAACAAGATTTAAGTGGAAATATTAATATATATAATGTTAATAATCCCGCATCTCCTGTATTATTTACAACAATCGCAACAAATTTAAATATTGATGTTATGGTTTTTAATCCTAATGATATTGAAAATGGTGCAGGTGTATTATATATATTAGGTTCTTCACTTCCATTTGTCCCAGGAACACCAAAACAAATATTTAAAGTTTCATTTACAGATAATACATATCAAACTTTATCAGCGGTAGTTCCTATTACAACATACGCAACAACGGCTTATACTATTAAATCATTAACTTTATCTTATAATATGAATGAATTTTATGTATTAAAACAAAGTACAACAACCTCACAAAATTATCTTGATATATGGTCAACAACATCAAATAATATATTTATAGGAACAGTTAATTTATTAACAACAGAAGGACCGACACCATCAAATACAATAATATCATTAAATAATTTATCAAATCCATATTCTCAAACACCCACAACATCTAATTTACAAATTCAATCTATAGCAACTAGTAAAGTAACAACAGACAAATATTATGCATTAGACAATTCAACAGGAATATTATATACTGGAACTCGTAGTGGTTCAACTTTTAATTTTACATCATTTAGAAATTATAATCAATTATTCCAAAATATATCAGTTATCTATAAGAATGTTTTACCACCTACACAAACAACAACTCAAATAGTATCATTCCCTGTTGGTATTTTGTCACCTGATTCAGTTATAGATAGCGGTGTTGATAGTGTAGCATATTTAGCTTCTAATTCATCAAATCAAATAGTATTTAGTCAGTCAAATAGTAATATTATTAAAACTTTAGGAGGTACTGACATTACTGTAAATACTACATCAGTTTTAAATTATATAGTAGGACCGCAAACACCAATAGAGGCGGGGGCATATGAAATATATACATATCAAGATTTTTTAAATCAAATTAATTCAGCATTTCAAACATCATTTAATAATTTAAAAACACAATTAGGGGCATTATTCCTTCCAACAGAACCGCCATCAATAATATATAATGCACAAACTAGATTATTTAGTTTAGTATGTGAGGGCCAATATTTAACACAGAATGCAGATGGAACAAGACAATATAAAATATTAATGAATCAAGGATTATGGAATCAATTCTTTTTTCCATCATCAAATATAACAATAAATAATAAATCATATAAATCATTAATATTACAAAATTATGGAACGAATGCAGTAGTTGGAACAGGTTCTGCATCAATACCACAATTTATTTATATAGTTCAAGAAGATTCAACAATATATGCATTTTATGATTTAGTTAGAATTATTGTCGGAACTACAAGAATTCCCGTAAGTGGAGATGGTGAAGGTAGGTCATTTACGAATAGTGGGTCTTCAACTAACGCATCTGTTAATATGATTACTGATATTATTCCAGATACTACAACTCTAACACCTGGAACAATATTAATTTATATACCCGCAGGAATATTAAGATGGTATAATTTGTACGCACAACAACCATTTCAAAAAATTGATTTAACTTTAGAATATGAAACAAAAGACGGAAATATATATCCTATACCAATTCCAGATGGTGAATTTTTTAGTGTTAAAATGGAATTTAAGAAAGGTCCCGGTGATTTTTAAATATAGTTTATAAATTATTATTAATTAATAAATAATTTAATTAATAAATATTTTAATTAATAAATATTTTAATTAATATAAACATATCATTTTTTAAAAAATAATATATATATATAATATATTAACATGGAATTACAAAAAGTTTTAGTGATAGACCCAGTAACTAACGTAGAAGAGACATATAAAACAAAAGAAGTAGTATATAAAAGCAATGTAAACACATCTTTATATAAATATACTGCTGACTCGCAATCAGTTAATAATATTATATTTAACAATATTACTCCCCCATCTCTTAATACTGTAATTAATAGATGTCTTAAACTTAAATATGTATTGTCAGTAGCAGTTTCAGGAACCGGTGGCGTCGCTCCAACGGCTAAAGCAAATGCTTATGATGCTACAACAGGTGCAAGAGTAGGAGGTGCAGGACCTTATGGTGTATTTTTGGCTGATTCCCCTCTACAAACATGTACAACCGCTATAGAACTCCGTATAAATGGTAGTTCAACATCAATTTCTCCAAATGATTATATTCAACTTTATTCACACATGACTTCTAAAGATGATTTAAATATGTTTTCAACAACATATCCACATCAGAAGGATAATATGGCGATTTATCTTGGAGGCGGTGATGATGCTAATAATCTAAGGGCTCCTAATAATAAATTTAATATAAATACAGATTTACAAACAAGGGCTTCAAGTGTATGGAAGTTTGTCGGAACCGCTGGAGGTGTTGATAGTTATACAGTTGAAGTGATGGAAGATTTATATCTTTCTCCTATGGTTTGGGGAGAACTTGCAAATAAGTGTGCAGGATTGTCAAATATAAATAATTTAACACTTAACATAAGAATCGCAAATCTTAATAGAAGTGTCAGAGTACTTTCGAATGGTGATTATGATTATAATGATGGTGATGCATCTCCTATAACTGCAGTTGCTGTTACATTTGGTCAAGATGGAGGCGGAAAGAATGCAGAATTAGAACTTCAATATATTACACCTGATCCAGTTTTAGCCGCTAAAATGCCATCGGTTCTTGCAATGGATTATGATTATATTCAATCATTTATTACTAATGTATCACAAGGTCTAGGAACCGCAACGGAAGTAACTATGCAATCTATTCGTCTTCCATCTATTCCTAAAAGAATATATGTATATGCAAAACCAAAGAAAGGTTTAATTTCAAATGCTCCTTTTATTAATACTGTTCCAGACTTTTTCCTTCCAATTACAGGAATGAAAGTAACATTTAATAACAGAATTAATCTTTTAGCAAATGATATTCCTCAAACATTATATAATAAATCTGTCGCAAATGGTCTAAAAGATTCATATTACGAATGGCAATTTGGTTGTGGTTCTATTATGATTATTGACGTAGCGAAAGATTTAGGGTTAGAAGCAGATGAATCGGCAGGACAGGCCAATAAGTACAGTACATTACAAATCACTGCAACCTTTTCAAATTCTAATCTAACATATCAAGGAGTAACTTTAAATGCAGGTAATAATAATTTAGTTACATCAACTCAAAATTATGATTTTTATGTTCTAATTGAATCACCCGGTAAAGCATTTGTGACTCCTTCAGATTGTCAATTCGTTTTAACTGGACCTTCTAGTGCTGAAGTTCTTGCCCTTACATCTTCAATGGATAGTGTAGCGGACCATTCTGACCTTGATGGAAAACAAGTAGGTGGTGGTGCTTTTGGAATAGGCAAACTATTCAAATCTGGTCTTAATATGCTAAAAAACGTAAATCCGGATTCTGTTGCGCAAGGTGTAAAAACCGCCCAAAATGTAATGGGGGCGCTAGGATTAGGAGTGACTGGCGGAACAATGAAACATAAAAGAGTTTATTAATAATTTAATATAATTTAATATTATTATTTATTTATTTAGTTTATTTATTTAGTTTATTTATTTGATAATTTTAATAATAATTTAATATAATTATTATTAATAGATGACAAATATTATAATATATATATTTATAATGACAAATTAATGACAACAAAAAAGGATATATGTATCCTAATAATGACAAAAATGACAGATGACAATATAATTTTATATTTATTAATATATATAATTAGTTAAAATATAAATATTATTATTATTTTTATAATATATTATTTTATTATAAATTTAGTGTCATCTTTGTCATTTTTAATATATAATTAGTTTACTTGTATCCTTTTTTTTGATGACAATATAATAAAAATAGTGTCATAAATATGTCATAAGATGACAAAAAATATAAATATAATAATATAAAATATAGTATAATATATAATTTATAATATATAATATAAATATATATAATTATATTATATATAACAATGAAATATACTGAATTTGTTAAAGAAAACTATGACCAAGTATCACACTTACCGGCCAAACAAAGAATGACAGAACTTGGTAAAATGTGGAAAAAAAGTGGCCATTCAACAGGTGTAAAAAAAACAGTAAAAAAATCAGTAAAAAAAACAGGAAAAAAAACATTAAAAAAAGTAAAAGCCGGGGGTATCATATCTGATGCACTTGGGGCTTTTGGTTTAGGAGTTCCTAAAAAGAGAGGACGTAAAGGTAAAGGTGTTGTAGGTGGAGAGGTGGCCGGTTCTGGTGTCCTATCAGATGCACTTGGGGCTTTTGGTTTAGGTATGCAAAAAAGAAAAAGAACAAGAACAAGAGGGAAAGGGAAAGGAATTGTAGGAGGTGAAGTAGCAGGTGGCGAAGTAGCCGGGTCTGGAATCCTATCTGGTGTTTTATCAAGTTTTGGACTTGGTATGCCTGAAAAAGTAAAACAAAAACATTTTAAAAGAATGGTTGAATTACAAAAAAAATTACATACAGGAAGTAAACTAACACCTTCACAACATGAAAAATTAAAAGTATATCATACACTACATGGACAAGGATTTTTTGATTCTCTTTTAAGCGGTATAAAAAAGGGGGTAGGTGCTGTCGCTTCTGTAGTTCCTAAAGCAATATCTACAATACCTCAAGTATTAAAGATAGTACCAGAAGCGGCTAAATTTGTCCCCGCAGTTGGTAAATTGGCGGGTCCATTATCAAAATTAGCACCATTAGCGGCTCTTGTATAATAAAAATTCTTTAATATTTCTTTATTAATTCTTTATTAATAATATAGATAAATATGATTAATAAAATATTTATGATAGGTTGTGGAAGTAGTGGTCAAGGATTATTAGAACTATGGCAACTATTACCAAATAATAAATTAAAAAATATGAATATAATAATAATAGAACCGAAAGAGATACCAAATGATTTATTAAATAAATATAAAAATGTAAATCATATTTTGGATAGTATAACTAAAATAAATATGACTGATATATTTAATAAATTTGTAGATGAACAAACAATAGTAATAAATGTATCAGTAGATGTAGATAGTTTATTATTAATGAAAAATTGTAAATTAAAAAAAGCATTATATATAGATTCATCAATAGAAGATTATGAAGAAGATATCAAAAAAGAAAAACCAATAGAACATAAAACTTTATATTATAGAGGAATACAAACACAAAAACAATTATCAAAAATAAAAAAACATAATACTAAATCAATATTACATTCTCACGCTATGAATCCCGGTTTAATATCATCATTTGTATTATATTTTATTGATTGGTTTGTTAATAATCATGGAGATTCTAAAATGAAAAAATTATTGAAAAATAATCAATTTGGATTATTATGTAAATCAATCGGCATTGATACAATTCATATTTCAGAAGTGGATACACAAACAACATCTATAAAATATAAACCAGAGATATTTTATTCAACTTGGTCATCTAATGGATTTCAAGAAGAAGCACGAGACCACGTTCAAATAGTAGGAACTGATAATATACATAAACAAAAAATAGGATTAATAAAATCAAAAATTAAACCTTATGCTTTTTATATGGAAGATAGAGGAATGGATGTAGAACATGAATCTATAATATTAGATGAAAATTTAAAACCTATGAAATATATAGGAATGATGATTCCACATTATGAACCGTTTAGTCTATCTGAATATTTATCACATGGGGATTATTGTCCTAATATATATTATGTTTATAAACCTTGTGATATAGCAATAAAATCATTAGAAAAATTAAGAGAAAATAATTATCAAATAATGAAAGGTTATGTTATTAGAGGTTATGATATTAATAAAGGTTATGATGCTGTCGGTGCTACTATTTATTTAAATAATGGAAAAATATATTGGTGTGGTTCTATATTAAGTATTAACCAAACACGAAATATAGGACTAACATACACAGGCCCCACTTGTTTACAGGTAGTAATATCAATGACAAGGGCAATAGAATACTTATTGAAACATCAAAAAGAAGGGCTATTAACTTCAGAAGAAATACCATATAAATATATGATAGAAAATTGTAAAAAATATTTAGGTCAATTTGTTTGTAAAGAAATTAAATTATAAATCTTTCTTTATCTTTATATTATATTTTTTTTTAATATCTGCTAATGATGATGCTAATGTCTTTTTATTCCAAAGGGCGTGCAAAGCCCAAAAACCCGCCGTAAATGGGTCGTCCCAATCTTCATTCATTCCTTCGTGTCTTTTTTTATATCTTTCTTTCTTATCATCATTTTTATGGATAGTGTAATCTTGGTATCCTTTTGCCCCGAAATGAATAGTTTTTTTTCTTTCTCCATCATTTACAATAACTTTATATTTCTTATTCTTATTCGGTGAAATTGATATAATCGCCTCAATCATATATTATTATATATTATTATTTTTATTTTATTTTTTTAGTTATTCATTATTATTTAATAATTAATAGAAATAT